AATCTGGTCTTGCACGGTGCTGCTGGCACGGGTAAGACCTTTATTAGTCTCTACCTAGCACTACAGCAGGTGCTGGACCCTGCCTCTCCCTATGAGAAGGTATACATGGTCCGCTCCCTGGTCCCTACCAGAGAGATTGGTTTCCTCCCTGGAGACCATGAGGATAAGAGCAACCTTTACCAGATTCCTTATAAGAATATGGTGAAGTATATGTTTGAGATGCCAGACGATGCTGCTTTCGAGAGTCTCTATGACAATCTGAGAGCACAGGAAACTATCTCCTTCTGGTCTACATCATTCATCCGTGGTGTCACCATGGATAAGTGCATCATTATTGTTGATGAATTCTCTAACCTTAACTTCCACGAGTTGGATTCTATTATCACTCGTGTTGGTGAGGATTGTAAGATCATTTTCTCTGGTGATTACACACAGTCTGACTTGATTAAGAGCAATGAGCGCACAGGTGTGCTAGACTTCATGAAGATTCTTCAGTCTATGCCCTCCTTTGATTGTGTTGAGTTTGGTATTGAAGACATCGTTAGATCTGGTCTCTGTCGAGAGTATCTGATCAGTAAAATCAATCTCGGATTTGGATGATGCCTTTTAACATTGTGGGTCCTGCTGCTGAGCTCAAAGAGTATGAAAGCAGGACGTTAGATCATGGACGCTTTTATAAGATCGATGACATGTGGATGCCTAGTGTCACCACTGTCGTCGGTCACCAATCCAAGCAAGGTATCCTTGCATGGGAAAAGAAAGTCGGTTACACTGAGGCGGAAAAGGTCCGACGTGCTGCATCATGGCGTGGCACAAAGTATCATACTATCGTGGAGCACTATCTAAAAAATGAATTGGAAAAAGTTGAAGCGAGCGAGGGTCTTCCCAAGTACCTCTTTGGGTTTGCTCGTAAGGATCTTGATCTTATTTCTGATATTCACGTTCTTGAAGCCCCTCTTTACTCTCGTCGCCTTGGCATTGCTGGGCGCGTTGATTGTATTGCTAACTATGATGGCGAGCTTGCTATAATCGACTTCAAGACAACAACTAAACTGAAGAAGGAAGAGCATCTAGAGAAATTCTTTGTGCAAGAGGCAGCATATGCCTACATGTATTATGAATTAACTGGTGTCGAGGTAACAAAACTTGTGACTATCTCAGTTGCTGAGAATGGAGAGACACAAGTTGTCCAAAAGTATGATAAAATACCATACATCGATACCCTTTGTGATTGGATCGAAGACTACATCAATTACGTTGGGGGTATCAAATGAAAGAAATTGAAGAAAAGTTTATGACTCAAGGCAAATTTACCTCTCTAGTTGAGCACCGTGTCAAAGAAAGCAAAGGACTGATCAACTACATAGAAGCAGTAACTTCTATTTGCGAGGAGTTTGAGATCGAGGTTGAAACTGTCAGTAAACTAATCTCTAAACCTCTTAAAGATAAAATCAAATGGGATGCACAACAACTTAATTACATGAAACGCACAAGTCGAGGAGTCCTGCCGCTATGAGCGAAACTGATGATAAATTCTTCGAGTCTGATGCTGTCCGCACAGAGTTAGAAGATATACAACAAACATATACAGACCTGTTGAAGATGTCAGCAGGTCTTTCTGATTTTACACCTGAAGAGAGACTCGATCACATCGAGAAGACTCTTGAGTTAATTGCAAAGCAAAAAGTATTCTATGCACGTCTTGCTCTCGCTTCTCACGGCATGAGTCCTGACGAAGGTAATGAGGAAGCATCCTTTGTTAAGGAACGTATAGATACTATGTCTAAACAATACTCTGGTGGCATGGATCTCATGATGATCCTTCAGACTATGGAAGATAAACTACAAGGATGGAGGAGGGAGATTAAAGATGCCCAACCCTAACGCTCTCTACGAAGACATGCAGAAACTCGATGACCTATACGAGGAGCTGCTCTGGGACCCTGACGACGAGTTGCAATTCACCCACGACGGGGAGAAGGTCCTGATCATAAACCGCACACAGCAGCTTGCCAAAGGCGCTGAGTGATGCCATAATACTTTTGTTGGGCAGATGAGTCGGGGAGACCCGCCTGGACGTAAGACCCAACGCACACACAAAACACAACGGAGAAACACAAATGTCATTCGCAAGTCTCAAGTCTAAGTCTGGTCAGTTTGCCAAGTTGACTCAACAGATTGAGAAGATGTCCAAGCCTCAGGGTGCAGGTCCTGATGAGCGTCTCTGGAAACCTGGAGTGGACAAGAGCGGTAACGGTTATGCCGTCATTCGCTTCCTGCCCGAGCCTGACGGGGAAGATCTGCCCTGGGCACAGGTTTGGTCCCACGCTTTCCAAGGTCCTGGTGGCTGGTATATTGAAAACTCCCTGACTACTCTGGGTCAGAAAGATCCTGTCGGTGAGTTGAATCGGACTCTGTGGAATAGTGGTATTGATGCTGACAAAGAGATCGCTCGTAAGCAGAAGCGTAAACTGTCTTACTACAGCAATGTCTATGTCGTGAAGGATCAACTCAACCCCGAGAATGAGGGTAAAGTTTTCCTCTACAAGTATGGTAAGAAGATCCACGACAAGATCGTGTCTTCCATGCAACCTCAGTTTGAGGATGAAGAGCCTATCAATCCTTTCGATCTCTGGAAGGGTGCTGACTTCCGTATCAAGATCCAGACCATTGGTGGTTACTGGAATTACGATAAGTCTGACTTCGCTGCACCTTCTACGCTCGGTAACTTCAGTGACGAGCGACTGGAAGAGATCTGGAAGTCCCAGTATTCTCTCAAGGAATTCACTGACCCCAGTGCATTCAAGTCCTTTGAGAAACTGGAAGAGCGTCTGAATCTGGTCCTCGGTAAGACCTCACGCCCCACTCAGGGTCGTCGTGTCGAGCAAGAGGATGAAGGTTTCGACTTCAATGGGTCCGACATTATGACACCTGATCCAGTGGTCCAAGCAGACCCAACTCCGAGTGGTTTCGGTAGTAAAATTGAGGAGTCAGACGAGCCTGACCTGTCCTACTTTGCTTCCCTCGCTGCTGAAGACTGATGAAACTCCTTGCTCTCCCCCTGTTGCTACTCACTGCTACCCCTGCTAGTGCTATCACTTGGGGAGAGTTTTGGGAACCATTCAAAGATGATCACCATCACCACTATCACGGACATGTCCACCGCCCCCACCATCGTCCTAGGAGGATGTGTGAGTATGTGGTGACCCGTAGGCACTGGGTAGATGGTTATTGGTTAGGTCCTTACAACTATGTTGAAGGATACTACGAGACACGAGATCACATTCGCAGGAGACCCTGCTGACCTCATATATTATTTCACTTTCAGTTCACAAAGACCCCGAAAAAAAATTCGGGGTATTTTTTTGTCCCCAGGGTTTTTCATAAATAATTGACAGATCTACGGATCGTGTGTATGATAGTTTTGTCAATGGTCCCCTAATCATGTATAAACCTTATTCGCCTGAATGGCACCGTCACCGCTATCTGAAAGAAGCAATCGACAAATACCTTGACGACTATGTAGACCCCGCTATCATATTAGAGGATATTCGTGATATTCTGAATTCTCGCTCAGAAGCGGCATATGCAGAATTTACGAGAATCAACGCAATTGAAAAATCTCTCTCGGACTGATAAAATGCTCTCAACCCAGTATCGCCTCAGATTAGAGTTTATCTGTAAAAGGATTGCCAACAAAGAAGAAGTAAAACTTGAGGATATGGTCTGGGCAGAGAAATTAGCAAAAAGACATACAACTGCCCGAGACTGGTTGAATAAGGCAAGACGCCACGCAGCGATGGACATCCAAGAAGGTAGTATGGATGATTTTATGAATAAAATGGGATTAGGGGATCCTGACCCATCCAACTATCGTGATCGTTTTGATAGTGCAGATGACATCGCTGATTGGTTTAAGCAAGACAAACCAGATGATTGGAGACAACGTGACTAAATCATGTATAAAATGTGGGGTTGAAAAACCACTAACTTCATTCAAGACAGATAAACGAGGAACCAGAAATGTCTGCATCAAATGTAGAAATCTTCATTTAGGTGTAGCGAGACGAGGTAAAGCAAAGTGGTTAAAAGAAGGAAAACAGATTCCTACATCATGCCAATGTTGTGGAAAAGTAACTGATAAA